CAATCATTGTTACCCCTCATTCCTAAGAAAGGCATCTTTCACCTCCATGTTAATTTATCTTCCATTAATTAAATTCATTCACTAGCTATCAATTGCTGGTAAGATGTAACCAGAAGCTGTAACAACTCCAGTTCCAAGATTATCAAACTGTCCAACTCCATCACAGTCACAGAGAACCTCACCAGCTGTATCAAGGTGGATTGCTCTGTTATGAGCTACCCAACCATCATTAGCTGTAGTATCATTATCTATGAAAACATCACCTGATGTCTTAAGTGAAGCATAGAAGTTGTGTACTACCCAACAGTTGTTCAAATCTTTACCAGTCGCCACTTGAATCATAGCTAAAGCATTAGCATGATCAGTGTTAAACCTATTATAGGCAAACACTAAGTCAGCTAAATCAGCCTTAATATTCAGTGGTGAATTGATAGCTGCATCCACTCCATAACCAGTGCAACGAGTAACACTCAAACCATCTGCATTGTTGTCAGTGGTTGAAGAGCAATGGATGTAATCTACAAAATTAAGATTGGCTCCCTCTTGCTGAAAATGACAGGAGTCAATGTGAAACCCTTTTGCAGTAACATCAATAGCATTTGTAACATCAGCAAAAGATGCCTCAATTACAAAGTTCTGCAAAAGTACATCTGCTGCAGTAACTGTAACAGCTGCAGCTGCTGATGTATCTAATACAATTTTAGGTCTTGTATCATAACGACCTAGACCGATAATTGAAACGCCAGCGATATCTAACGCAAGACCACCATCTGTCTCTACTGTCTCAGTATGACCAGCTGCAACATATAGAACATCTCCATTGTTAGCAGTACATTGACTTAAAGCATACTCAATGGTATCAAAGGCCTGAGAACCAGGTCCTACACCATGATTAGTATCATCAGTACCATTCTCACTGTCCACATAGAAAATGTTTCCACTTGGTACAGCAGGCATATTATCTGCCTCAACTAAACCAGGGAAGACCACTTTTCCTCTAGGAGTAACATTCCAACCAAAGGCTTTCATAAGCTCCTTTGCATTAATCATTTGTTACCTCCCCTATGCTATTGCATTTTCAACTTCGACCCAACGACGACCATCACTGCGAAGTGTAATACTATCTTCATCAGCGTCCAAAGTGTAATCACCTCCAAAGTCCTCAGAGTCATCTTGATCCTGCAAGGTTAAAGCCTGTGCAGACCGAATCACTGTTACAGTGAAGGTTATGCCAGCTGCTTCTGCCACTGCTGGTAAGGTAAGTGAATAGTCACCTGTATCAGCACTAACAGTTGCTACAATATGCTGCTCATAAAGCTTGATTGTAGCTGCAGCAGCTTTGAAGACAACAGGCGTCTCATTTGCACCTATCTTGGCTTCTTCAATTGCCTTTGTGTTCATAATACTCTCCTTGTATTAATTTATATATCTACTAACATATCATCCATGTGTTTCTGTTGATCAGATCGCTTGTCAGGAACTTTACCAAGCTTACGTTTAGATTTAGGTTTCCGAATCTTTGGAGGCTTAACTTTCTTACTAGGCTTAGATTTATTTTCTCTCTTTGCTATAGCTTCACTCTTATCAAGCCTAAGCTCCTTTCGCACTTGTTTCTCAGTTTCCTCAAGCTGCTTAACTAAATCCTTTTCATCAGGATTAGCTTGCTGATACTCATGCAAGGTTAAGGCTACAATCGAATCATACTCAACTAGATCAGGATTGTCAGCATAGAAGTTAGTTGTAACCTTCTCAATTCGTGCTGCTTCTGCCTGTACTTGAGATTGAGTTGCTTGCACCTTTTGAATCTTCTTATTCGTAACTTTATTTATTAAAGCTGCGAACTTAGCAGGATCAGCTTGAGCCTCTGCCAACTCTTCTTCAGTAAAATCTGGTTCAGGATCAGGCTCTGGTTCAGGAGCAGGTGCTGCTTGCTGAGTTGCTGCAATGCTAGCTAGTGTTCTCTTAGCCTGAATGTTAAGCATTTCTCTGGATGATTTTAAGGTTGAATCTTTTTCCTCAGTTTCTTCTCCAGCTGCCTCACGGATAGCTTCTCTGATATCATCATCTTTCATACTCTTGTAAACAGTTATATCAAGTTCATTCTCTTTGATATAGGCTTTCAAAGCACTTCGATCCATGTCATTTAAGCTATCCTCATCTGTATCCTCTTCGTCCTCCTCTTCTTCATCTGTCTCTTCAGTTTCTTCAGGTTCCTCCTCTTCCTCATTCTCCTCATCTTCTTCAGTAGATTCTTCTTCCTCTTCTTCCTCAGTTTCTTCCTCTTCCAATTCTTCAATCTCCTCAGGTTCAGGCTTAGGAGTTGGTTTCTTCTTAGGAGGATTCTTCATTTCCTTAGGCTCTTCAGGAAATTGTTGCTCATCCATAAACTCATTAATCTGGTCCTGGACAATCTTCTTCTCCTTAGCTTGAGGGTCAGGAAGACCATCCTTAATGCTAGTCTGAGGCCTCTTAGGAATCTTTAACCTCTGAGCATCTGGATCAGGCTTAGGTTCTGCTGTTGGCTTGTTCACTACTATCTCTGCCATCTTTCCTCTCCTTACTCTTAATTTGAGCTTCCATATCCTGTAATAAAATACTCGGAAGCTCTTTAAATATCCTTACTTCCTTTAACTGTCCTTGTATTCTCTTCACATCCTCCATGCTTTCAGCTTGCTCTACTTCAAATTGAAGTAAGTGAATACTCTCATCTAGATAGGCTATAAAGTCATTCCATATAGCACTACCCACAAACTCCTTCATCTGAACAGGAGTAGAGTGGTATTCTCGCTCGCTAGGCCAATCCTTCTCTCCTCTTTGCTTATCCATATTCCTCCAATGGTATTAAGTTACCCTTATCAACTCCTTGATCTATTTGATCAGGAGCTTGTACATTAGCTTTTATTTCAAAGTCACTTAAATTCTTTGCTCCAAGTACTCTTGCCACATGCTTGAATATACGAACCACATCAAACTTCTGTGCTAGCACCTCTGATGTTGAGATGGATTGAAAGAGCTGTACCCAAAGATCACCATTCTCTGCAGTAGGAAATAAAGCATCATGAGGTTCCATATCATAGAAGGCATCAATCTGACTTGGCTCTACCATAACACTTTCATCTGAGCCATATACATCTCTCAGCTCTTCTTCCCATCTTCCAGTAATTCTTACAGAGGTTGCTTTCTCCATAAACTGTATCGTATTAGCTGCAAACATAAAGCCTAAATCATTATGTACTTGCATACTACAAATAGCAGCTAGTCGTGCCAGACGCAACATACCACCTGTCTGGACTCCTCTTGCTTCTGTTGCACTCTTACGTTCTCCTGTACTCATAATGCCACGCAGAGGATCAGGAGTTCCTAGCAAGTCATATACCATCTGCATCATGTAGCCAACATCTCCAACATGATTTTTAGTAACATCAGTTACAGGGAATTGCTTAGCTGCATTCTCAACACCTCGACCCCAGGCGGCCCTCCGTAGCCTCCAAATCCCTCCTGGTTTAGGGTCGATTACGTCGTCGTAGTTAACCATGTATGGATCGACTATTGTAATATTATTTAAGGCCTTCCTCACATTATGAATATGAGAGCTGAAAAAGAAATTAATTGTTTCCTGAATTCCATAGAGTGTCTCAAGACGTGAGAATGGAGTTGTTGTATGCCCATCATATTCAGGAGCATATACTAGAATAGGCTTTCTATTATGGTCATAGTTTAGCTTGTACGCTTGGACTAGAACTCTATCAGCTGCTACAGCAAACAGCCAAGTCTCTGGATAGTCTCCATCTCCAAGTCCAATCTCACTTGGAATTATGTCATGAAAGCGATAAATAATATCACAAGGTTTTGTTTCAGTTGTGTTAGGATCAGGTGCTGTACTGTACTTGCTAGATGAATCAAACACTTTAAAGAGTTGACTCTTCATATCTGTTAAATCTCTAACATACCTTATATTAAAGAATGCAGAATCATCATAACCTTCCTCAGCTTCCTCTGACAGCAAGCTCATAATACTATCTCTATCCACCCAACCAACTGCTTCCATACTATCAGGATCATCAAGACGTCCATTAGGATCAGGTAGAAAGTTTCTTGCATCAATATTAACAATCTCACTACCTTCATACTGAACTACTGATTCTCTAACAGCTCCAGTTATCCAAGGAAGAAACTTCTGATACATAAAAGACCAGCTTCGTTCCTGAGTTCGCTTAGTTCTAAAACCTTTCTTAGTTCTCCAGCCTACACATGCAGCTCCAAACCCATAAGCAAAGGCACTCCTCCACATTGAGTGCATTCCAAGAGCAACCTTCATTCTATATATCTGCTGATTCACAACCTTTTCAAGTAGGGCTACTTTAATTGTATCCTCTGGCCCTGCAGGTAGATAGCGCAGTATTGGGTCTTGTAAGAATGTGCTTACAAAGTATGCAAGTAGAGTCTCTAAAGCTGCAAACTCCACCGGAATTACAATAGACATAGGTTTACGATCATCGACATCCTTATCATCTCTCTCTTGCTCTGACAGATCAACATAGCCAACGAGGGACTTATCAATCTTATCCCAAGAAGTAAATCGTGCCTGCATGTGCTCATGACTCTCCTCAGCACTCTTAACAACCATCTTGACAATCTTATTATGCAAATCAGTTCCAGGCCTAAAATCAAAATCTCCTGGATAGGTGTAGTCATAGTGGTGCTTTGGCTGAAATGCTTCCCTACTCTCATTACCAGTAGGGTCTATCGTTCTAGGCATAGAATCTCCAATCTAACTTTGGTGGAGCTTCATTCATCTGCTCCAGCTCTGCATACTCATCTTTAGGTATATCATAAACTTGGTCTTCTGTAGGGAGGAAGTATCGGTCTCCCTTCTCTAACATTTCAATCAGGTAAGCAGCTGCATCCATAACATCCCAGCGTTTGGGTCTTGGAAAAGATAGGAGCTGCTCTTCAAGAGTATGGGATACAGCTCTATTATGCCAGATGTGTTTCTGACGATAGTCTGGAACTAGGCCAGCTACCCTACCTTCCTTACCTCTATTCTTATCTGCATATTCACCTGTACCTCGACGGGCTGTCAGTTCAATCAGCTCATACGGCAAACCTCTCATTCGAAGATAGTTCTCAAGCGGCTGCTTAATGAATTCTTTAAGTGATGTAACTTCAACTCCGATTGGGTAGGCTTTATATCGTTTAGCCATTAAGTATATTTGATCATACAGCTCATCTGGATACAACTTCTCTGCTACTACATCTCTGAAGTAGTATTGGTGATTCTTGATATCTACTCCCCAACAAACTATAGCACTATATGCTGAATGCATTTCGACTGTCTTAGCAGGATCAACTAGGATCAGGTTCACAATGTCTCCACTAAGGAGCTTCTCCTGAAACTCTTGATCACTCTCATTATAGTATTGGAAGTACTCAGACTTGAATGCTGCATCAGCTGCTGATGTGACAATGTTCATATACTCCATATAAAACACATGAGGTATACCATCCCTCCGATGCCTGTCAAGCTCAATACGAATCTCTTTGTCTGACATATACTCTGGTACATAGCTGTGAAGCTTATCATCACATAGACTCAGATGAACAGAATGCCAGTCGGGAGAGTCTAACAATCCTTGAAGTAGGGAATTAGGATGCTTCAATGTGTCAATATAGACAATTTTATAATCCTTCTTAAACTGATCCACACATTTGAGCAAGTCACTAAAGAACCACTCACGCTGAGCTTTTCGTATCTCTGGATTTCTCACTTCTTCTCTATCTTCCAAATCATCAACAATTATTAACTGAGGACGTTGACCACGCCAATTCCTCCCACGAACCTGCTGACCAGAACCACGAGGTAAGACAAGTGTCCTACCAAATGCTACCCAAGCCAACTTCGAGAACCTATCATCCTTAGCATAGTCAAAGTCACTATCTTTAATATTCCCAAAATAGTCTTGAATCCTTGTATTGCCAAGAAGCTCATACTTAATATTCTCAGTCTGCTCTTCAGCTGAACCAGCACTATTTGACAGATACATAATAAACTGAACTTGTCGAAAGAGAATTGCTTTAGCTGCAAATGTTCTAGCTATCGTTGTCTTACCTATACCACGAGGAGCAGCTATAACAATTTTCTTATGCTCACTATCAATAGCATCAAGTATCTGATCATGAATTACTGAGAAGTCAATCGTAAAGAGATCAGGAAATAACATCTTGGCTGTAAGCCTAGTATTGTCAGCACACTTGAAAATTTCCTGTTTCAGTAATTCCCGATATGTTAGCTGATCCATCCCATTTTGGGATGCATTCTTAATGTCTGGTTGTGCTAGTACGGTTTCCATTCCATCCACTGTTTAAATGAAACTGAGTCAGAGCATACCATTCTTACTCTGTGAGCTCCTGGAGGATATTGCTCAAGCTCTCTTGTACCACTTGATGTTGGGTCAGTTTGATATATTAACAAGTTGCCTATCTGAGATTCTGGATTAAATGCTTCTATAGTAGAATCACTCTGAGCATCATAGTCTTGATAAACACTGAAGTCAAGTGTATCAACTCTCCACCAAGAACCAGCAAGCTTCCTTTCAAGAATATAATGAACATTTCCTTGACTCTGCACAAGAGCATCAGTTCCAGCTGCTGTATCTACTTGACAAGCAAAGCCTAATAGCCCGTTCCAAGGAGTGTCAAATCCTGTCTGAGGCACAAACTCAAAGCTTAGAATTGAGTCAGCTCCAGTAGTCGTCCAAGTAAACCAGCCAGCACTCCAGGCATCTCTGATCTCAAACTCCCCTACCTTATAAGTCCACAGATTACTCTGTGACAGTAGCAAAACTGGAATCAGTAAAATTAAAAGGAACAAAATCCTTTTCATAGTTTCCTCCTACATGTAAATTCTTTAAATCTTTAACATCTTCCTTAACTTCCTTAAGGTCATCTTTCATATGATCTATGGCAGCTTTGAGTTCACTAAGCTTCCCAAGAAGAATCTGATACTCCAAATCTTCTTCTCTCTCATGAGATTCCATATAGTTCTCTAGATCATGTTCTAGGAGCTCAATAGCACTCTGATTTTCCATAGGCATCAGGTCTCCCTGCACTCCATCTGAGACAAAGGAGGTAGTTCCTCCAATCATTCCACTTGTAACCAACACCAGTAACAACCTAACAAAGTCACTATTGTACCACTTCCTTCCTGTCGGCCCTAAATCAGGCCCATTCCTTTTCTCTCTAGCTGCCATAAGCTTATCTCCTACTTAGTAAGACCCTCTAGAATGTCAGTAAGTGCATCAAGAGCAACTCTGATCTTTCTATCTGGTACATACTGTAAGAGCAAATCTTCATGCTTATTGATGTACTTAATCATCTTGTGAAACCACCGCTTAGCCAGTACTGCTTTGGCTTTTTTATACCACTTCTTAATCATAACTCTCTCCTCAGTTTAGTATAACAAAAGAGAAGAGCAGGGGTGGATAAGCCCCCACTCAACTCCATGAGGAATAGAATCAGAACCTTATTCCTCTGATTCAGCAGACCCATTATCTGCAGATTCTTCCTCTGATCCCTCCTGCATTGCTTTGATAGCTAGAACAAAGTCATAGCCATTCAGGGCAAGTCCAATACCCTTTTCAACAACAGCTTCAAGCTTCTCATTCTGAGGCAGCTCAAACTCTTCCTCAACATACTCATAAACTTCCCAAGGATTCTGAGCAAGAGTATCTTTAAGGTTGTCTAATCCTTCCTCCCAACCAAAGACAGCTTGGGCAATATCTTTAAGGACTCCTATATCACTAACTTGAATCCCATCAGCTATTGCCTCTCCACTCTCAATAACAGCACTAAGAATTTCCTTAGCATCTTGATTCAACATAACTATTCCTCCTAGTTAATTATTACTCCAATATATTTATATAAGTCTTCTATTGATTCATGCATCTTTCCATTGTCCTGTTAGTTCTATTCCATGCCAATCTGCCAGCCATGCTTCCCATAGTTGAGAGTATTTATACTG